GTTCCACGATCCGTCAACTTGGATTAGTAGTGGTAACTATGCTCTTAACTATGGTATTAGTGGTGACTTTAAGCGTGGTATTCCGCTAGGTAAAGTTACTATGTTTGCAGGTCAGAGTGGGTCCGGTAAGAGTTATATTTGTTCGGGTAATATTGTAAAACATGCTCAAGAAGAAGGTATCTTTCCGATTGTAATTGATACTGAGAATGCACTTGATGAGAATTGGCTGAAGCCTCTTGGGGTTGATACAAGTGATGATAAATTGCTTAAAGTTAATATGGCAATGGTTGACGACGTGGCAAAACTGATTAGCGACTTCATGAAAGATTATAAGAGCAGGTACGATAGTGTTGAACCAGCAGACCGTCCAAAAGTACTGTTTGTACTAGATAGTCTCGGTATGCTACTAACACCTACAGATGTTAATCAGTTTGAAGCAGGTGATCTTAAAGGTGATATGGGTCGTAAGCCCAAAGCACTAACAGCATTAGTACGTAACTGTGTTAACATGTTTGGCGAGTATGAAGTCGGTCTAGTTGTTACAAATCACTCATATGCATCACAGGATATGTTTGATCCAGACGACAAGATTTCAGGTGGGCAGGGCTTCATTTATGCCTCATCTATTGTAGTGGCGATGCGTAAGCTAAAGCTAAAGGAAGATGAAGATGGTAAGAAGGTTACAGACGTACGTGGTATCCGTGCAGCCTGTAAGATTATGAAAACACGTTATAATAAACCTTTTGAAGCAGTTGAAGTCAAAATTCCTTGGGATACAGGTATGGATCCTTATAGCGGACTTATTGACCTTTTCGAGAAAAAAGGGGTATTAGTTAAAGACGGAAATAAACTAAAATACGTCGATAAATCTGGGAAAGAGCATAAGTACTTCCGTTCGGGACTTACTACTGATCTTCTAGATTTGATCATGAGCGAGTGGGACGAAACAAAAACACTAGCTACAAATGAGCCACTAGAAGCTCAGGGTGATGCTGATACACAGGAGTAATAGGTTATGGATGTTGACACTTCGGTAATTATCGACTTATGGGAAGTTATAGCTGAAAACGTGCCCAATAGTCGTAAAGAAGAACTAGCTACCAAGCTAGTATCAATATTTGCAAAGGAAGGAGTTGAAAAGAATGAATTCAACTCTATCCTGGGAGAGGATGATTATATTGATAATGCAGTTGAACACTATTTCAGTGATGAAGAGGACGATTATCCAATATACGATTCTGACGAATATGACGAGTAAGTGTTAAATGTGGTATAACCGTGTAGTTGAAGATATGGCAGAGATACCATCTGCCATAGACTTCTTTAATAAAGAACTTGAGAAGGCCAAAAACGAACCTAAGATAGTGGGTAACGTTGAAAAGAATGCTCAAGAGCTTGCAGGTATTATGAGCTACCGGTTTACACAATTACAAGAACTCGAAGCAATACTAAAATTCCTTAACGTAAAGTATGATAAACTACGGTCTGACCTGTATCGAAAATATAACGAACGATACAATCGAGAATTAACTGACCGTGCTATAGAAAAATATATAGACGGCGAAGATGAAATTGTTAGCATGAGCATTGTAATTAATGAAGTGGCATTGGTTAGAAACAAATACCTTGCACTCATAAAAGGACTCGACATTAAACAGTTTCAAATATCTAATATTGTTAAACTACGTATCGTTGGTATGGAGGACGCTCATCTTGATACTAGAGGATAAACTTCTAACTATGGTTCCTGATGTTGATTATTGTGATGCCCATATAAAAACTATGATTGCAAAAAATAAAGTAATGGATGCAAACGGGTATCCGCACTCTGTTTTATTACAAAATCCAAAAGTTTTTTGGGCTGCTACAGACTGGTGCGATAATACTTTAAAAAAAGAAAATGTAACATGGTCCGGGCAGCAATTTTGGTTTAAAAAAGAAGAGGACCAACTGTTGTTTACATTAACATGGAATTAAAATCTGAAGAAAAATGGTATCGTTATGAAGGTCCTACACGCTACGATGATGGTGTGGGCATAATGACATGGTGTGATGAAAAGTTTGGACTAGATAATTGGGACATTGATCCTATATTTTGGCATTTCAAAAAAGAAGAAGATTTGATGCTGTTTATATTAACCTGGGGCGAGTAATGTTTACAATCAAAACAGCTTGACATTGTAAAATAATATGTTACTCTAACTGATCAATTATAGGAGTAACCAATGCAAACATATGTTAAAGTTGTATCCGCTCGCACTCGTCAAGGTGCAGATATCCAAGATACTGTGTTCAAAATGCTAGACCATCCACGTAAGGACAAAGATGGGCTTTATATTGTAGTGGACGGCACACCTCATAGTGAGTTGCGGAATGGACGAGTTCGACTTTATCTGGACGCTGTTAACGACTATCACCCGGTAGACTCAGAAACAGCCGAGAAGATTATCTTCAAGTCTGTAGAGGAAGCTAGCGATACCCGTGAAGATTCGGAAATTTCAGCAGAGATTCGAGAGACCTTTAATATCCTCGAGGAAATGACCAAAGCTGTTGCAAGCAATGTTGTTAAGGGTTTGGTTATTAGTGGCCCTGCAGGTGTTGGCAAGAGCCATACAGTTGAGTCTACTTTGGTTAGAACAATTGGTATGCTAGGTATGCTACGAGACGGACAACCGCAGTATGAGTTCATTTCTGGTGGTATTAGTGCTCCGATCCTATATACCAAGTTGTGGGACTATAAAGAAGAAGGACAGGTTCTGGTATTTGATGACTGTGATAGCGCCTTGTATGACGAAGAAAGCCTTAATGTGCTAAAGGCAGCACTTGATTCCAAAAAGGTTCGTAAGATTGCATGGAATAAAGAAAGTCGGATTCTAGAGCGTAAGGATATTCCCAAGTCATTCGAGTATAAAGGCGGAATTATCTTTATAACTAACTTAGATTTCAACAATGTAAGAAGTCCAAGAATTTCAAACCATCTATCAGCGATAGTTAGTCGTTGTCACTATATGCAGCTCGGTATTAACTCTGTACGAGAGAAGCTTATCCATATCAAGGATGTTATTGAACGCAATAACATGTTCCATGGATATGGATTTGAAGACACTGAGAAGAATGAAGTAGTTAAATATGTTGAACTTAACGCAGACAAACTGCGTGAAATGAGTCTCCGAACAGTTCTTAAGGTGGCAGATCTGCGTAAGGCAATGCCGGATCGCTGGATCAAATTCGCTGATAAGAATGTTTTGAGAACCATAGCATGAGGCATTACACTAATATATGATAAAACTATGTAATATCGTTATTGAGGACGAAACTAATATAAAACTAGAAGGGTTGGATTTACCTACTCGCAAAGCATGTGCCGGTGCAGTAAAGTATTTCCTCCCTCATGCAAGATACAGTCCGGCATTTAAACTTGGTAGATGGGACGGCACTCAGAGTTTTTGTACTCTGGGCGGCCGCACCTATTTAAACTTATTAGATAAAATCCTACCAATACTTCAAGAAAACAATTACGAGTTTGAAATTGAAGATCGCAGACTTTCTTATCATTTTGAATTAGATACAGTAGACGATCAATTCCTTGCTAACATTAATTGGCCAGAAGGTCATCGAATGGCAGGTGAACCAATTGTTCTACGCGACTATCAAGTTACTGCTATTAACGATTGTGTTGCAAATCTACAAGGTATTAGCATTGCTCCGACCAGTGCTGGTAAGACTCTTATCACTGCAAGTCTAAGTAAGATTGCCGAAAAGTATGGACGTACTATTGTTATTGTTCCGAACAAGAATCTAGTTCAACAAACGGAAGAAGACTATCGTAATATTGGATTGGATGTTGGTGTATTATACGGCGATCGTAAGGAATATAACCGCACACATACAATCTGCACTTGGCAGAGTCTTAACGTATTGGATAAAAAGAGTAAAGATGCCTTAGACGACGATCAATTAGAAGTATTCTTAGATAATCTTGTTGCTGTAATATGCGACGAAGTGCATATGGTTAATAACACTGGTGTTCTTCATACATTATTAACAACAACATTTGCCGGTGTTCCTATTAGATGGGGACTTACTGGAACAATTCCAGAA